TAGGATAATATGTATTTAGGAGAAGGGTAAAAAGTGAATTATCCAAATAATACCAAAGAACAATTAGATAAATTTTCGTTATTATGCCATCAGGAGTTTATTTACATAAAAAAGGAATACTGAAATCTGCAACAACTAAAAAGAAGATATCGAACACTCTTAAGCGATTAGGAATCAAGCCACCCTCAGTTAAAGGAAAACATTGGACATTATCTGAAGGAACAAGGCGAAAACTAAGTGAAGTTAAAAAAGGTGAAAAGAGTTCGAATTGGAAAGGTGGTATTACACCAGAAAATCATAAGATACGAAATTCATTAGAAATGAAATTATGGCGTGAAGCAGTACTTGCTCGTGATAACTGGATTTGCCAAAAATGTAGTCAAAGAGGCGGTAGTTTAAAGACACATCATATTTTTAATTTTGCTTCATATATAGATTTAAGATTTGATATTAATAATGGCATAACTTTATGTGATAAATGCCATAAGGCATTTCATAAAGCATATGGATTTAAAAATAATACAAGAGGGCAATTAGAGGAATTTTTAGAATATTAGCTTAAAAAAACTGGGGTTGGAAAATAACAACGATGAAACAAAAATTAGTATGGCGACTGGGCAAACTGCCATCTGTCGAAGAATTAAGACAACTTGTCACTGACAAGATAATTACCCAAAACGAAGCAAGAGAAATACTTTTCAACACTGAAACAGAAGAAGATAGAGATAAGCAATCTTTGGAATCAGAGATAAAATTCCTTAGAGAGTTAGTAGAAAAATTATCTCAAAATAGGTCGCAAATAATCACTACAATTAAGGAAGTAGAAGTGCCATATAGAAGATACCCTTGGTATGAGCCATATATAACTTGGTATAATGCTCCATCAAGTGGTTGTCTCACAAATGCTACATCAGGTAACGTTACATTGACTGCAAGTAATTACACAAACTTCTCAGATATAAAAACCTTTTAACCAATAGCAACCCCAGTTTTTAGAGAATTATTAAGGGTATGAAGGTTCTATCTTAATCAATAAGCGGAGAGAGAGACGCAGGTTCAACTCCTGCTATATCCACTATGTCATTAACAGAACAACAGTTAGCTGGAAAGAAAATATCAACAGGGTTCGGAAGTATACCAGATGAGACTTGGAAATCTTTAGCAAAAGATAAAAAGCGAAGGCAGAGAAAAGAGTCTATTAAAAAGACTTTCAAATGGTTAAAAAGTAAAATTTTCAAATGGCTGAAGAAATAAAAGAAAATCCCGTACATATGGGAAAAAATCGGAGTGAATTATATCAAGAATATCCAGGTGGTAAATTCAAAAATGGCAATCCAGGTAAACCTTCGGGTTCATTATCATTGAAAACAAAATTAATAAATGCTTTAGAAAAATATAGTGAGGAGAAAGGTAAGACATTAGCGGAAGTATTTGCTGAAATAGGTGTTCAAAAAGCAATAGAAGGAGATCATAACTTTTGGAAAACGATTCTTTCTTATGTAGATGGTATGCCTAAAGAAAGTATTGAGCATTCAGGTAAAATAGAGAATATATTATCACAAGAACAGATAAATGAATTACTCAATAGAAGAGCAACTCAAGATTATTCAGGCGGGGAGATATAGCCTGATTGATTTTAGTATTTTAACAAATAGGAAATATAAACCTAATTGGCATCATCAATTGATAGCTAAGGAATTAGAGAAGGCAGAGAACGGAACAGCAGATTGGAAGATTCTTTTAATTATGTGTCCTCCAAGAAGTGGAAAATCACAAGAGGCAAGTATCAATTTTCCTGCTTGGTATTTAGGTAGAAATCCCGATAAAGAGATTATTACTTCATCATATTCAGCAGATTTAGCTTTAGATTTTGGTGGCAAGACGAGGGATTTAATAAGCAGTGATGAATATAAATTGATATTTGGCAATGTTTCTTTGAAGCAAGATGAACAGAGCAAGGCAAAATGGAGGACTAATCAAGGTGGAAGCTACATTTCAGTAGGTATAGGAGGTGCTTTAACTGGAAGAGGTGCTGATATCTTAATCATTGATGATCCTATTAAAAACAGAGAAGAAGCTGAAAGTGAAGTAGTAAGGAATAGTCATTGGAGTTGGTTTACTTCTACTGCATATACCAGATTAGAACCCAATGGAAAAGTAGTCATTATTCTAACGAGATGGCATTTAGATGATTTAGCGGGAAGAATAATGGCTAATCCAGAATTTGCTTCCTTACTCAAAGTAATAGTTTTTCCTGCCATAGCAGAAGAAGATGATAAATATCGTAAGAAAGGTGAAGTATTGTGGCCATCAAGGTATCCATTAGCAGAAGTAGAAAGCATTAGAAGGGGCATTGGTATGTATGATTTTAGCTCTTTATATCAACAGAAACCTATTTTATCAGAGAATCAAGAGTTCAAGCCTCATTGGTTTATTCAAAGGGACTGGCAAGAGGTATTAACAATTGAAACAAGAAACTTTCTAACGATAGATACAGCAGTTTCTCAAAAGGCATCAGGTGATTATACAGGTATTTGCCGCAATTATGTAGATAGAGAAAATAAATGGAATATCAAAGCTAAACGAATGCGGCTTAATCCTAAGGAATTGATAGATTTGATATTTGCCCTTAATGACCAAGACAGATACGAGAAGATAGGAATTGAAAAAACTATTTACTTAGATGCTATTAAACCCTTTTTGGATGATGAAATGAGGAAGAGAGATAAATATCTTAATATTGTGCCTTTAGAACATAGAGAGATTGCCAAAGAAATAAGGATTAGAGGTCTTATACCAAGATATGAAAGCAGGTCTATTATACATATTAAAGGTGAATGTGCTGATTTGGAAGAGGAATTGCTAACTTTTCCTAAAGGTATGCACGATGATGTTCTGGACTCTTTAGCTTATCAGGTGCAAATAGCTGAAGCTCCAATAGGATTTATTGATGAAGAACTAAGGATACAAGAGAACCGAGATAGTAATCTTAAAAACGAATTTTTTGAAAGATGAACAATCAAATCAAGCCACAATTAAAAACTAAAGAATTATCAGAAAGTGGAAAATACTTTGAGGAGATTTTTAATAAAGCAAAAAACCCTGCTTACCGACTGAGAGAGTTAATCAGGAAGAGGCGGGAAGAAAATATAAAAAAAGTTAAACAAGATTGGGGAATATGATAATAAAAACAATCCAGCAGGAAATTGATAGTTACCTGAACGATTCCGTTCAAATTTCAGAAGGCTATCAATTCAGTGCTTATAAACTTATTAAACGAATAGTCTTATACCAGAACAATATCTATCCTACAGGGAAGATAGATAGTCAAGGCAAGTATAAATACTTCTTTGATATTATTTCTCCCAGAATAGACAGCGAGGTTAAAAACATTGATTTTGATACTAAGGACATATCTTTTTACTCTGACTCTACAGAGGATAGCAGACCCATCTTTATCAGCAATCTAATGCTTCAAGATTGGCTTAAAGAGAATGATCAGTCAATTAAATTAAACAACGCCATTGAACAATCATCTGGATGGGGAAACATAGTATGGAAAAAGATTAAGGGTGGATATGAGATGGCAGACCTTAAGAATTATTATGTTATCAATCAGACAGCAGAGACCTTGGAAGACAGCCCTGTTATAGAGAGACATATATTGACTCAATCTGATTTAAGAGCCAAGAAAGACATCTGGAAGAATGTAGATGATGTTATTAAAAATTGTGGAAGCAAGAACATCTCAGTAGTAAAAGATGGAATATCAAAAGAACAATCAGTCAAATATTATGAGGTATATGAAAGAAACGGAGAAATAAGCGAAAAAGAACTTAAAGAAGCTCAAGGCAAAGAAGGTGGAAGTGAAGACAAATATGTATTAGCTAAGATAATTGTCGCTGGATTAAATGGTTCAGATAAAGAAGGTTCAGTTCTTTTTGCCAAAGAGATATCTGAAATGCCTTATAAAGAATACCATAGAGGCAGATACAATGGACGCTGGTGGAGAGCGGGCTTATATGAAACACTTTTTGACATCCAAACAAGAGCTAATGAGATAGGGAATCAGATAGCCAGAGGGTTAGAGTGGTCTGCTAAAACAGTCTTCAGAAGTTCTGACAAGTTAATAGCTCAGAATATTATGACTGATATGAATAATGGAGACATTATCAAGAGCATAGACCTTCAACAGGTTTCTACCCGAATGGAGGGGTTTGACCAACTAATAGCTGACTGGAACAGGTTAATGGAAATGGCTGATAGACTTTGTAATTCTTATGAAGTAGTAACAGGCGAATCCTTGCCTGCTGGAACTCCTTTCAGATTAGGGGCAATGATGAACCAGAACGCCAATAAACTCTTTGACTTTATTAGAGAGAAATTAAGCATAGCTATTAGG